CTTAATTTGTTTTATATGTTCCTGTCATTATAAAATATTTTCCAGTGCCATCAGAAAATGTTGAAGTATTAATTGTTCCACTGTCATAAAAAATAAATTCAGTTTTATTTTGGTCAAAAAAACCACTGTTTGAAGAATTTGTTGTAGAATTGTTATATCCAAGAACACCTGCTGAGCCAAAAGAAGTATTAACTGTAAATGGCAAATTAGTTATTTTTGCAACCCCACTTGAAGAAGAAAATGAACCAGAATATATATCTGCTCTTACACAAACCAAACTGCCAATTTTTATATACCAACCATATAAAGTAGTACCTGTGGTTGTTCCACTTAATGTAGGTGTCCAAGTACCTTCCTCATAATCATCTAAGGCAGATGTACTACCACCTAAATATATTCCACCTGCTAAATATGCATTTCTAAATCTTACTGCGTTAGTGCCAAAATCCATAGTGTTGTTTGATTCAATACCAGTATTGCCTGTTGGGAATACTGTGCTACCTGCAAATCTAAATCCAGTGTGGTTAGTGGCTGTGCTAAAAATTGTTAAATCACCAGACCTTGTACCAATACTACCTACTTCTGTTCCGTCTTTTCTAAGGTCTATAATTAGACCATCACCATTTAATCTATTTGCTATGATTGATTGAGAATTATCTCTAGCTACTCTAAATTGACCACCATCTCTAAGATAATAACCAGTAGATACTGCATCTATACCAATGTTAGTTCCTATGCCTGTTGGTTTTACAAATACATTTTCTGAACTATCAATCGTAATGGCAGTACTAGTCGCATTATCATCAATACCAGTAGATGTAAAATTAGTAATTGTACCTAGTCTAGCAGAGTCTAAAGTTCCTGTAGTTAATGCACTAGCATCATTACTAGCGGGTACATTATCTAACGCAGTAGATTTAACATCACCATTAGCATCTAATAAATCGGATAGGTTTCTTGTTTTACTCACTTGGTTGCTCCTCTGTTACTTCTGGTTCAGGTGGTGCTACATATTCAGCGATTGTGCCGAACTCACCATTGACACATCTTTGATATAAATCTCTGCCATGAGCTTCTACATCTTCTGGATTAGCAGCAAACTCAAGGTATCCTTCGTCTACTAAATGTTCCCATTTAGCTTCTACAATTATGAATGAATGTTCTGCATTTCCCCAACGAGGGTTTTGTGCTTCTATTAAAATACAAGTAAATTCTGTCATTATGAAATCCTTAACATTACTGATGCTTTTCCATCACCACTAGCACCACTATCTTGTGCTTGACCCATTACTCTCCATGTTCCGCTAATATTTCCACTATAATAAGTACCACTACCACTACTATAAGCTAACCCTCCACTAACTGTATAACCTGCAAAATAGTCAGCAAAATTTTCGTTTCTCATCATTGCATAACTACCTACAGAACCTACAGAAGCACTTGCTGTTGCAGTTAGAACTGCTGAAGTAGATAATGTTACTGAACCACCACTAGCTACTGTTACTCCATTCGATATGATTGCCATTATTCTATCTCCGTTAAATTAAATTTATATTTCTTGCCGTTTTTGTTATTGATGAGATACAAGTTCTCCTCACCTTCTTGGAAAGTCCAAGAACCTTTTGTTCCGTCTATATCGTTTCCTTTGTCTAAGCCTTCGTTGCTCATGTGGAAGTCAGAGGTATAGATGTTTCTCCATACGAGAGATGATGAGCCTAAGTCGTAGGTGTTTGTAACATTGGGAAGTAAATGACCACTACTATCAACTTTCATTCTAACAGTGTTAGCTGTCATTAAATCTATTGCTCCACTGTTTTTATTATTTATTTGTAGTGTGCTACCATTGTTCCAAATTCTTGCATCATAATCATCACTAAATGGTGCTTTAAAATCTATATATGCACCACTTGAACCACCCATTTCTAAAGATGCATAACCACTTGAATTTTCAATATTTACATTATTGTCAAAATTACCTTGTCCAGTTACATTTAATCCGTCAGCAGTTAAAGTTCCTGTAACATCAACACCAGTAGATGTGGTTTCAAACTTTTTGGAGTTGTCATAGTATAAATCTACTGAGCCATCTTGATTAAAAACACCCATATTCTCAGTACCTGCACCTTTAGTAATATTTACTGAAGTTCCATTTGTGCCAAGATAAAGATTACCAGTTCCTTCTTCTACAACAAATGAGTTTGAGCCTGAGTGCCATACTTGTAAGTCATTCCCTGTACCAAATCTTGCTTTAACATTGTCATTGAAATCAACACCAGTAGCACCACCGACAGAGGAAATACCAGTAAGATTAGAACCATCTACTGCGGGAAGAACTGAAGGAAATCTAGCATCTGGAATAGTTCCGTCTGTTAGATTGTTGGCATTAAGTTCCGATACTGTAAATGATTTGAACGCATGAACAGTTAATAAATCTCCTGTGGTAGCTCCTGTACCTAAGACAATAGATGTACCAGAAGTAGCTGTGTAATCGTCAGGGTCTAAGACCACACCATTAAGAGTTACAAATAAATTATTAACACTATAAGAAAGTGTAGCAGCATTATCATCACTACCACTAAAGGTAGTTTGACCAGAGGTTGCTGTGTATTCATAAATGATTAAAGATGCAGTACCCGCACTTGAAGCAGCAATCCAGTTTGCTCCGTCATAAACACGCATCTCATTCGCTGAGGAATTAAAATATAAAGCACCAGATACTAAAGCGTTACCATCATTGTCTAATGTGGGGTCTGAAGTTTTACTTCCTAAGTATCTGTCATCAAAAGTGTCATAAGAAGCAGCGGCAGCGGCAGCAGAGTTAGCGGCTGCACTAGCAGAATTAGAAGCATTGGTTGCAGATGTTGATGCGTTAGTAGCAGATATACTAGCAGATGTTGCAGAATTAGCTGCATTGGTTTCGCTTGTAGAAGCGTTAGAAGCTGATGTGGCAGCGTTAGTTTCAGATGTTGCTGCATTAGTTGCTGACGTACTAGCTGCACTTGCCTGTGTAGTTGCAGTTGTCGCTGATCCAGATGCAGATGTTGCTGACGAAGCAGCATTACTTTCAGATGTACTTGCATTGGTAGCACTGGTTGCAGCCGCAGTTGCACTTGTAGCTGCATTAGTTGCTTCTGTTGCAGCTGATGTTGCAGAACTAGCAGCAGCAGTTGCACTTGTACCAGCATTTGTTTCAGCTGTTTCAGCTCCTGTCTGCGCTGTTTCAGCAGCAGTCTGAGCTGTTTCAGCATTTGTTTCTGCTAACTCAGCAGCAGTCTGTGCAGTCTGTGCAGCAGTCGCTGATGTAGCAGCAGAAGTTGCACTAGAAGCAGCAGCAGTAGCACTGGTAGCAGCGTTAGTTGCATAGGTAGATGCTGATTCAGCGTCTACAATTAAATCATAATAGCTAGAGTTAGCGTTACTTGATAAAGGTTGGCTTCCACTAGAAGTGTGAGCGGTATTGACAATATAGATATTTCCATTTGATGTATCTTTAACTAAATCTCTTTGAACATAAGCTGTACTTGCAGCCCAATCTCCTTTAAAATTACCTATTTCTTGTGTAAATATTAATGTATCACCATCACTATTAACGGATAAAATTTTATTAGCTTGTAATTCTGGAAATATTAAACCATAAGCTGTAGATGTAGTAGAAGAAGCTCTTGGAGATAAATTAATATCTACTCCTTGTTGTTGCATCATAGCAACAATTTTGTCTAATTCTGTATTTAATGAATCAATAGGAAACACACCAGTAGTAGCAAAATCTGTACTTCTAGCTATTGGTACATTTCTAGTAATAGTATATGTGTCATTAAGTGTTGCACCAGCACCTAATGTAATAGAACCACCACCAGTAACACCAGCACCAGTAACAGAATATTGTGTAACTGTGCTAGGACTAGCAGCTTTTGTCAGTGTTGTATCAACACCACCTGAACTAGTATTAACTACTACTAAATCATCATCATCAAAAAACTCAAACGGAACTGTGAATGACGTTTGCCCAGCTGTTGCTGTATACTGTATTCTGGGCGATATGTCCGATATTGTTATTGCCATTTATCTTAATACATCTTTCTCTAATTTATCAAATAGTGAATCCAAAAACCATACATTCTGGAATGGTACTAGTCTACGCACATTACGAGCTGTATGATGATTGTATTTACCTGTACCCCATGTCCACATAATATCTGATATATTAGCTATTTGACTAGCTGTAGGCCCTAATATGTCAGGTATAGGATTGTTTAGTATATCTTTGTAAGTACCATATGGCTTTTTACCACCTAATAATGGTCTTAAACCAATCTGGTTATTACCTAGTCTTTCTATAGCATTGTTAATATCAGAAAAAATACCACCTAATCCTGATCTATCAAAACCATCTACTAACTTTTGACCAAATGGTTTTTTACTATAATCTCTACCAAACTGTTTTTGTCTAAATGCATCTACCATCATACCACCAGCCATCAGTAATAATACACCTTGCATAAAGTTCATGTCTTTTTCTTGTAATCCACGCATTAACATTCTTTGTGTAGCTGCTGCACCAAATTTCTTAAACTGTGATATAGCACCACCCATTTCTGTATTAGCCCATAATGGTACATCACCTTTACTTGGGGTAACTATATCTACATTAACCTGTTTAGATAATCCTTGATGATATATTTCAGCAGCTTCTTTAGCTTTAGGAGTATCATCCCAAGCATCACTATTAGCTACACGCATATATTTAAAGTCATTACCATCTGCTTTTGTAGATGTTTTACCATTTTTACCAACACCATGTTTTTGATATTGTTTGTATATTTCTCTAGCAATATCATCTGTAATGCCTAAGAAATTCATTCTAGCTCTATTTAATTTAGAAATAGGCTTTCCTAATGCTATTTTTTCTGCATTTTCTATTATCCTTGTACCATTAAAAAATCCAGCCATAGTTTTGATAGAAGCGTTCCAAGGATTACTAGCGTTTAGAAATGTAAAATAAACATTACCTACTTTACTCATACCTCTTTCCATTTTATTAAATACACCAAAAGCATCTTCTAATCCATACATACCCATAGCTCTTGAGCTATCTACCATGTCTAATGCTTCACCACCTAATTGTGTAGAGTTTTTAGACATTTTTAATATTTCTTTAGCCATACCACTTTGGAACATTTCAGCTTGTATTTTAAATGTTTTAGTTAATCCATTAATCATAACTAATCTAGCTGTATCTACTACTTGTGCTATACCTGTAAGCATTGTAGTAGCATTGTATAATTTCATCATTCTTAAACCTCTACTAAAAGTTCTGTTAGGATCATACGGCAAACCATATGTTCCTCTAACTAAATGTATAGAAGCATCTAAATCTTGAAGGTTTTTAATTTGTTGTTTTGTAAGAAATGATGCTATTGGTAAAGCATTTTCATCAAATCTTTGATTGTAGTACATATCGTACTTTTTGTTTTTTCTTAACATTTCATCAGCAATTTGTATTAAACCTTGTGAATAGTTAGCATCAGTTGACCAACGAGTACCATATCCCATAGGATCACCAAATACTTTTGTAAGTTCTATATCAGGAACTACCTGATTAAAGTAATGTCTTTGTAGAAGCATTATGTCATCTTCCATAAATCCAGCATTCATTAGTTTTGTATAATCAATATCTAAATCTCTACCTAAAAATCTACTAGATATTTTATTAACCTCACCTAATGCTTCTTCTGGTATTTCATTAAGTACATCATCAATCTGTCTTAATCTAAGAGTAGGCTGATATTGCATAAATGATTCTATAATATCGTCAATAATATCTGGAGCATTACCATTCTTCATCATCCATGCTTCTTCTTGTGCTTTAGTCATGTTAGGGCTTTTATTTAACAATGATGGATTTTTACCAGCTAACTTTTCTAGTTCTTCTCTCATTAATGTTTTGAAAAGCTCTGGGTTAGCATCAATAGCATCTCGTCTATACAATGGGTTAATATAATTTTTTCTAAGATGAATACCTTTGGTTTCCATTAGTGTAAGTTTAGCTTTTAACTTTTTTCTTAATACTATTAGGTCTTGTAATTTTTGTACTTTTTTCTTATTAGTAACTGCTTTTCTACCTTCAATACTTCCATCCATTTGTTTTATAAACATATCTAGTCTATCAATTTGATATTTATGCCATGCTATAGAAATACCACTTGCTTGATATTCTCCACCTAATGGGCCATAAAATAAATCTTCTGTATGTTTTGCAGCTGCTTTGACTTCAGGTATAGCTGGTGCATTTGGATTTAATCTAGCTCTAGTAACAGCTGAAGAAAACTCTCTAGGTGTCATTATTCCAGTTTTATCTAAACCTGTACCTAATTTAATGTTTACTGTTTTTTCAAGAAATCCTTGTTCATTTTTACCTATTCTTTTTAAATATGCATTGTATTCACCCATTACTGCATCATCACTAATTTTAATCATGTAATGTCTTGATTTAATTTTTCTTTCAATAGTAGGTGCTGAAGGTATACCTTCAAAGTTACCTCTAGTTAGTAATGGATTTTCTAATACACTAGTAATAAAATCCTGTTCTTCTAAACCACCTTTTTCTAATACTCTAAACAAAGGAGTAAAGCCTGACTTTTCTCCTAAGTAACCCATACCAGTTGGTTGTATTTGATTTGCTTTAATCCATTCTGCTTCTGTTTTAATTGGTTGTGTTGCACCAGCACCTACAGAACCTTCTTTATAAATACCACCACCTACATATTGACTATTAGAATAATGAGTATCCATGTTATCTAATTTATTGGCAGTATCATCAAACTGTTTACCAGCTATTTTATTATTAATTGCTGGAAATAATGCTGGTAATATAAATCCACTAGCTGTTATTAATGCAGTTTCTTCCCATGTTCTTGTAGTGCTTAATCCTTGTTTAGCCATTTCTTCGGTAGCAATAATACTACCTACTTTCCCTGATCTAATTAATCTACTTCCAGTAAATAAAAAACTACCAGCTTTAGTAAATGCAAACAAACTAGATGGATCAGTAAGACCACCTATTACCCTACCTACAATGTAGGATGGTGATCCATTTGCTTTTTTACTATCTTCTATAAAATCTTTGACTAATTTAGTTGTATGTTTTTTACTTTTACTATGTAAAAAGTTTCCAATATATGGCTCTAGTCCTTTTAACTGTCTATCAAAAAATACATTATATGTTTTGTCTGTAACAAACTCAGTATCATCTTGAGCAACAGAAGCATCTACAATGTATTTAAATGCTAAACCAAAAATGTTTTCATCAGCCCAACCAGCTCCAACATCTCTAATATCTTGAAAATAATTTAAGGGCTGTGTTGGATCAGGTCTACCACTAATATTAGGTTTAGCTTGACTAATATCACCTACTGTAGAAAACTCACCCATTTAGTCTAAAACTGATTTTGATTTCTTTTTTATTTGTGGTGATGTTGTAACTTGTAAATCAGGGAAGTATGTCATTTGACCTTGCGACCATGCAGTAATAAATTCTGCTACATCTCTCATCATAGTTCTAAATCCACCATATCCTATTGCAGCTTGACCTTCTGCATCATTCCATAATTCATTTAACAATGCTGGTTCATATTGTTTTACTTCAGCAGCATTTTCACCTGAATAAAATTCATCTGTACCTTCTTTATAGCTACCAAAGTTTCCTATATATTTCATATCTCCAGTTTTTATAAAATTGTTTAGTGCTTCTTTAAATCTTGGCCCAATCCATGTAGAACTATTATAAGCTAATTTTACCAAACCTACTGCTAAGTATGCATTTTTATTTGATTGTAAATCTTTAATACCAGTTAGATTTTCTACTAATTTTAATTTGTCATCTAACATTTTCATCATAACAATATTATTATCTTCTCTAGTTATTGTTTGTTCACCAGTTAATAACTTATCAATATCATAACCAAGTTCTGTTAATTCCTTTTTAACAGTTGCATCTTTTAAAGATAATCCAGTACCAATAGTAGGATCACCATTTTCTGACATCATAAGATCATATTCTGCTTTTTGTATTTTACTTCCTTCAACAGCCATTTCTACTGGCCCACCACCACCACCTCTAGTTCCTACATTAAATGTTTTATTTCTATTTCCTGTATAACCAGAATCATATGCCTGAGCATAGAAACCACCTTCTTGTTTGTTAATAGTATCCATTAATAAGTTAGTTGCTGTATTTTGATATCCCATAGCTGTTTGCTCCTTACCTTCAAATTGTGTAGCTAGATTATCATCAAATACCCCAGCTTTTTTTTGTTGTTGATATGTTAAAAAAGCTATTTGATTTTCTTGTAATTGCCTTTCTACTGTATTCATGTCAATATTAATATCAGGTAGCCATTCAATATCATTAAACATTCTACCTAAATCTTCTATTCCATTTTTACCTTTGTTATATCCATTATAAACAAGGTTAAACATACCTTTAAGTGTTTGCATAACTAATGGTTGTTCTTCTATATTTAAAAAACCATATGTCTTAAAAAAAGCATCTGCTTTAATATTTTGGCTTTTCCAATTTTGCCATGCTTGATTTTGAAAATCTGATCTTACTCCAGATAATGTTAATGATGAATTTAATTCTCTATTAGCCTCAGGTTTAAATCCTGATTCTGGATCGTTAGGATTATTCAATGTCATAAATATTCCATCTCCATCTAAATCCATAGATATTCTATATGTTGGATCACCAATACTAGCTGGATCATAATCAAATCTAATTCTTTTATTGTCCATTAATCCTAATATGTTTTCAGCTGTAAAAAAATCTGCACTTAAACCTAAAGCAGCTCTTTCACCATCTGTCATATTTAATCCTCTATTAATAATAGTTAATGTTGCATCTGTTTTAATTTCATCTTCTGATAAACCTTTTGACATATAGGTTTTAAACATAGGGTATTTTACTAGTTCTTTAGCCATTAGTTATTTTCATCATATCCATATCCCATAGTTCTAATAGTATTTAGAATATATGGTAATTGTTTTTTGAAAGCAGACTTAATGCTTTCTTCTGTCATTAACACTTTGTATGTATCATTATCAAACATACTTGCTACTCTTACAAAAATTTGTTCACCAGCTTCTTGCATAACTAAATTAAATGATGGTTGTAAATCTCTATCTCTACCCATAATATTAAACTCATTATTACCAGTTAATAAATCTGTATCTGCAAAACCAAAACCCCACCAAGGGCCATCTTCTTGCTCATCTTCAAAAAAGTTTTCCATCATTCTATTAAAGTCTGTACTACTATCTGCAATAACATCATTCATAAATCCAATCTTTTCATCTAAAACAGTTTGTTCTGGATAAGTTTTGCTTACCCATTTTTCTATAATTAACTTTTCATATTCTCCAACATCTAAATTTAAATCATTAATTTCTTTTTCAGTAAGGTTAGCTATACCCATATCTAATCTTCCTACTTTTTGTAATTCTTTATGTAGATCTACAAGATTAGCAAAATTCTTATTACCTTCACTATCTCCAAATGCTAAAGGTCTACCTTTTGTTATAGATAAATTATGTGCAAACTCAGCCATATTTCTTAATTGTTGTCTATCTGCTTGTACTTCATAGTTAAAACTATCCATACTACTAAAGTAGTTTTCTAATATACTAGGCACTTGACCATAAATTTTAGATAATTCTACTAATGAATTAGTTACAACATTATTTGCTGTTGCTCCTGAGGCTACTACAGTTCCTAAATCCATATTGTTAAATACACTTTGTGTAATATTATTATCAAACTCAGGTGTGCTAGAAATTATAGAAAACATTTGTTGCATCATAGCTTTATCTTTTAATTCTTGTTGCGTAATTTCTACACCTAAATCATTTAAATATTTTGTTCTATTAAATATTAATTGATTAACATCAAACTCTGACATATTTGCATTAACTTTATATGCTCCAGATTCTGTTTTACTATATGTACTAATGTTTTTTGCTACATCTTGTACTTGTAATGTAAGTGTATTTACATCTATCAATCTATCAAGTTGATCTTGTGATAAATTATTTTGATTAGCTATAACTCTGATTTCTTCTGTGCTTTTTGCAAAACCATCTTCAATTTGAGCTATTGTATCTATTACTACTTCTTCTTTATTTTGACTAAGTATAATATCTTGTTTTTCTACATTTTTTTCATTTACTGTGTTCCATGAATTAATGTATTTTTCTACACCAGTAATAATACCAGCTCTATCTTCTCTATTTGTTCCTATAAATACACTAGCATCATCAGTATCATGGTTAGGCTTATCTAAATAATTTGCACCCCATTGTTTATATTGTTTTAAAACTTTAGATACTTCTGTTTCATAGTTTTCTGGTATTCCACCCATTTGTTGTATAAATGCTGTATCCATAGCTTGTGCTGTGTTTAAATTTTTAGCAGCTAAACTAATTAATCTTTGTGTTTCAAAACCTAATTGTAATGTTTTGTTAAATTCATCTGGCGTTCCAAAAGTTTTTTGTAATGATGATTGTATAGATGAATCATATGAATTGTATAATTTTTCATAATCAGCCATAGTATCTGACATTTCAGGTAATAAACTTTGTGTCCAATAGTCCTGAAAATCACTAGCTGGTTTATTCATAATATCGCTATTTCTACTAGCAACAAAATCTTTATAGTTTGTACTCCAGTTAGTAACTTCTAATATTGTTTTTTGAGCTTTAGCTTCTTGCCAAATATTATCTCCATATTCAAATGCTAAATTACCTATGTATTCTTTTGCGTAGTTTTTAAATCTATTGGGAGCTTCACCAATAAGAGAATCTCTATATGTATTAGTTGCTTTTGTAAAAGCATCAGGATCGTCAAAATATTCTCTAGCTAAGTTATTAAGTGTTTCTCTAGATTTTAATTTAAAATCTGTTTTCCAAGCTACTTCTTCAATGTTAGCTTGTCTTTCTGCAAATACATCTAATACAGCAGAAACATTTTCAGCTGCTAAAGATATTGGAGTTCCTACACTAACAGCATCTATTTTCCCCAGTCTACTTTGTATAGAGCTGACTGTAGCTTTACTTTTTCTTTCTCCTGATGTTAATGCCATTAGCTGTAATACTTATAATTTCCATAACCATTGACTAACCCAGCTATTGCAGAAGTATAACCACCAAAAGTTACTGCTTCCATTCTAGCTTGGTTTTCAAAAGCCATTTGTCTATATTTTAAATCAACAGATTTTCCCATTAGTCTAATATCAGAAATGTCTTTGTTTCTGTTTTCTACAACTTGTTTATTCATATTTAAGAATGACATACTATCGTCTGCATAACCAGCAATAGATTGATAAGCTAAGTTATTAGCTTTTTCTTTTTCAGCATATCGCCTTCTAGCATTTTCTTCTTGTTCAGCTGCTAATGCAGCCATTTTTGATTCTGTTTCTAATCTATAATTTTCTCTATTAAGAGCAGCTTGTTGTGATCTCATAGAAGATATTGTACCTACAGCTGTTACACCAGCTGAGATTAACATTAAAGTTGCAGCATTAGCACTCATGCGAATTGTATCTCCATAGCTAAACCCAATACCTTTAATGGTAGTGGGCTATCTTGCGATATTGTTATTGTTGGTGATTTACTATATCCCAAAAAGGTAAATTCTTTTTTACCAGCAGAAGCTGATAAATCATTACCTATAGTAAAATCGGCTTGTTGTATTATTAGTTCTTTAGAAGTTAAATCAGCAGCTTTCATTGTTACATCTAAACCCCCAGAAATGTCTATTATAGCTTTATTAATCCTTCTAGGCTGTCCTGTCAATGGTCCAGTATCTATTTCTTTATCAATAGGCATTGTTTCTAATATAGGAGTAAAATTATATCCTACTCTAACACCAGTTATTTGTGGAGCATTATCCAAAGTAATTCTATTATTACTATCTATTGTATAAGAACCCAACGCACCATTTCCAAAAACAGCTTCTACAACAGTAGTTGGTTCATAAATACTATTAACAGTATGAACAAAACCTTTTACTATTGTAATTGCAGCATTATCTGCTGGAGTTGCTGCTAAAGTTTGATCTAACTGTAATCTATATTCATTAGTACCTAATTGAGTTACAGCCTGAATTGTATACTCAGTTGCATTTCCAGCTATAGTAAATGTTTCAAGTATTGATGGCGCAGTAGTAATTCCATCAATAATTAAAGTAGTACCAGATTGACCACTACCTTTTACTAAAGGTGTTCCTTTTTGATATACTGTAGTTGTTGTACTACAATCAACAGTAATAGAATCATCATTACTAAATTTTTCTAATAAATACTTAGTACCTGATGGTAATATTCTTTTTGTAACTACAAATAAAAATTCATTAATAGATGTAATGCTATGAAATTTATCATTTGTTTTTGTATTCCAGATAGTCCAACCAGCTATCTTTTCATCTCTAATACTGTGAAACACAGCTATTTGCCCATCTAAGTTAGTTCCACTATTTAAAAAATATGCAAACTGTTCTGGTCTTTCTTCATTACCAGTCATCATTGTAATTTGTTTTGGATTATCAATAACCTGACTAGACAATACAGATATACTATTAGATTTGTATGCTTGTTCTAAATCAGAAAAAACATACTCACGAATTGATTTGCCATTTTTAGATGTAAAGATAGTAGCACCATCAAAAGGAGTTGGTCTTGCTCTATTGCATCCATAAGGTGTTTGTCTAAGGAAAGAAATACTAGATGGTGTAATTGCACTATCTGTACTTTGAGGAATATAATACTCACCTGAATCTGTAAATATTTGTAAATTTCTACCAGATATCAAATGTCTAATTTCGTTTACTGTGTCAGCTGTAATATTTACATTAATAGCTTCGTTAGCTAATCCTGTACCTAAATCAAAACTATAATAACCACCTATTTCAGATGCTATAACAACTGACGGATTATCTCTTACTCCACCAAACCAAAGTCTATTATCATGGAATGTAACTGCTTGAGGATATCCTCTAACAGCAGATATTAGTTCTTCTTCCCAATTAGCGTGTGGCCCAACACCAGATATTCCAGCTTCAATAATAGTTCCTGTTACTACTGTACTAGATGTATATCCTGTAATTTTAATTTGTTTATCATCTACTTTTATGTAATGACCAACATAATCAGAAGTCCATATTGCTGTAGATGCTGTAATAGTTCTACCTGTACCAGTAGCATCAGTAGACAATGTAACTGTTATTCCAGCTTCAGCATATTTATAAAATGGAGCATGAGTTTTATATGCACCAGATACTACTACATCTTCATCTAGTTCAAATTCATATAAAGAAACTGTAAAACTACTTGCACTTACTCTTTTGATTTGAACAATAGGATTACTTCTATGACAAATAAATACTGTATCAGCAAACTGAGCATAACTTAATTCAAATAACTGTGCTGTAGTCCAGTTGCAATTTGTAGTAATGTTGCTTTGTATTGCAGTACCATTAGAGTTATAAACATCTAATCTATTATTAGATAAAGCAAATACAGCTACTTCATCTTCTGCAAATATAAATGGAATTATTCTAGCTTCTGCTGGTAGCTCTGCTGTAAACTGTGTTGCTGGTCTACGCATAACACCACCTTCATCTAATAGATACCAGTTTTTACATTGTCTAGCACCTTCAAAATATGCTTTGGCGTCTGTTCTAGCGTTTAATAGAGGATTAAGCTCTCCAGCTGAAAAGTTGGTAAATACTTGTCTTACTTTTCTGGGCATCAGTAATTAACAAGTCCACTTCGACTGCTCCTTCTTTCAGCTATGAATCTAGTAGTATTTAGTTTTTTAGTTGTAGTTTCTTGTGATGCAATGTTTCTTGCTCTAACTAATTGTCTTTCTGCTTTAGCTTCGTATGAATTAATCATACCTGCATCTCTACCTAATGATCCACCAAATGCACTAGCTAATCTATAAATTAAAGCTAGTCTAAAATATGTTGGAAACAAAGATTCATCTTGTCTAAATACATAGTCCATATAAATTTTACTTTCAGAACCATAACCATTTAAATAAATTTTATCTTCATATCTTGAATAAGGAATTGGATGATCATTATTGGTTACAGCAACTATAGTTATTACAGGTGGATTTGCTGGCATCTGATATGCATATTCATATCTTGATGTTGGAGCATCAGCTAATAATGATAATTGTTTTTGGCCCATAGCAAAACGCCATGAACATTCTGATAATGTAGATTCAACTACTTCTTCATAAAGAGTGTTTGTAATTAATGCTTCTGTAGAATTGTCTGTAAATGATGAAATAGGATTAGCTCCTACCATCACCAAAGCTCTTGATGCAATATCTACTTTAGTTACTGCCATCTAAGCTCTTTTTACTCTTTGTACTCCACCTTCAACATTTGGAATTATTAAAGATAAATTGTTACCAGTAATGTTAGATATTTTATATTTATTAGCTAGATATGTTGCTGTTTCTATAAACTCTTGTTTTCTTTTTGTTGGATCGTTTGACAAAACAATACTATCAAGTATTGCTAATTTAGTTCTTACATCATCAATTTCTTTAGCTGTTAGTTGTTGTGCAGAAAATACTGCATTAGCATTTTTATCTTTAAATGTTGTACTAAATCTACCATCTCTTAATCTATTTACTGTATATTCTGATTCTTTAGGTGTAGTAGATTTCAACATAGATGCAGTTAATGCTGCTGCTCCTAAACCAGTTAAAGCTGCACCAGCTCCTATTGCTTCTGCTTTTGAAACTGGCCCACCTACAGCATCAATAATTTTATCTTTATTTAATGATTTAACTTTTTCAGTTGCTTCATTTGCTGCTTTTTTTGTTGCTGTTATTCCAGTACCAATTGCAGTAGTAACTTTAGTTTTTGTATCTTTTACTACATCTTTTGTTTTTTCTAAAACTGGTCTTGTTTTTTCTTTTACTTTTTCTATAGCTGGTTTTGCTTTTTCTATAGCCTTTTTACCAACTTCATTGGCTTTTGTAACAGCTCCTGATGCAGCTACTTTTTCTGCATTTGATTTAACTGCATTTTTTAATTTGTTTGTTTGTTTTGTAGTTACATTAATTGCTTTTTTTAGCTTTTTATTTTTTAGTAATTTTTGTGCTAATTTTGCTGCTACTGTTATTGCCATAATTGATCCTTTACATTAGTGGGGGGATAGATCCCCCCACATAATTATTATTATGCAAGTGCTACAGTTGTTACAGTAGTTGCTCCAGTTTCTGAAGTTACTGTAATAACATCTATTTCGTGAGTTCCACCTACACCGATTGAACAAAGGATTACATCACCCTTTGAAACTTCAGCATAAGATAGGTCAAAATAACCTGAAGCCACGACAGTTGCTTTTGCATCACCATCTGTGTAGAACCAAATAGAGTTGCTATCACCAGCTTGTGATATTTTTTTAATTGGATTTGCTAATGCGTATGCCATTCTCTACTCCTATTCTGCACACTTCTGTACACGAATACCATTGGTATCGATTAGGATTGAACCCATTGATAAGTAAGAAGTCATTAAGTGTGCTACTTTCTCAGGAATGTAGTTTACTTCTGTTCTTACTTCAGAGCCAACGCCTAAGCCCATTGATGATTTGTGCCATGCGATTGTGTGTCTGTCTGTTGAACCAGATGAGTCTAGTCCAGAATGTACGAATACTAAGAATCCTAAGAACTTCTTAGCTGTATAGTTCATACCACTAAAAGGTAGTTCGTTAGAACCAATGTATTCCATTCTTGACCATTGATCGTCATCTAATAAGTTTGACCATTGATTTGGCCCAATAGCCCAATAACGCTGACCATCATCTGGCACATCATTTGTACCAAATAAGGCTTGCATTTCTTGGAACTTATCTACGTTCATGTCTGTTGCTACTGTACCACCCTGTGCACCAGCATTGTTTGCTAGTGTTGTAGCAGAGGACATAGCATCTGTTAAGATACTATCAGTCTTACGACCAAGAGCATAAGCTGCATTATTTGCAATTACTGCTCTTTCGTCAATATTGGTTTTAAGCTCATCTAACTTATCGACATAGTCTGATGCATAGTAATCAGCAAGTGTTGCTGTTACATTTGTGTGTGAAATGTTCATCGCTACAACCTCAGCGTGTCTAGCTTTAGTTGTTGCTTCTCCTGTTCCTACTTTTTGGAACTTGACAGATTCACCTGATACACCATTAACTACTCGGACTAAGTTTTTGAGCTTACTACCCATTCTCTGGTATGCCATATGTACTTCAGCTTCAAACTGAGTAATAAAAGCATTATTTATAGTTGCACTCATTTTATCTCCTTTGAGTTATTTGTTTATATGTAAAAAGATTATCTCGTTTGGAAGCAATCGTTATCCTTAGATAAGGGCGATCCTAATGCCATCTGAGGTCTTATATGCAATCACTTGCATAAAAACACCTAAGATTCAACGCACAAATTTAAATGATTTAATATTTTCTGTAGGAATTACAGTTGTATCGCCAATATCCGTATCATTGTAGGACATATAAACTATTGTGGCTTGTTTATTTTTTTCTAGTAAATAGCCTTCTGTAGTATTTATAGCTGGTTTATATTGTTTAGCTTCTGTAGGAGAGAGCCATTCAGCATGACTGATAGCATCTCTCCAAAGTATTTTTACTCTTTTACGCTTTGTTTGAGTATTTTTCGTATAGGTCTGAGACTTTTTTGATGTATGCTGGATCTTTTGCTCCATCTTTCCAATACCTTTCATCAGCCATCATTGATCTAAGATCAAGAGGATCAAGCTGTACATCTATTTTTGTTTCAGTAGTTGGTATAGGAGCATCTTTGTTTAAAGACATAATTTCTTCTATTGCTTTTACTCCTTCAGCTGTACTAGCCATATTGGCTATAGCTGCATAACTACTTTCACTTAAATTTTTCTTTGCCCATAGATCAGCTGATTCTATTCTTTGTGTAGCATTTTCACCTAATAGATTTAGTTGTGTATCTCTATCTGGCAATCCAGCTATTTCATTTTGTACAAATGCTTCTATACCTCTATTGAAATCTTCATTACTAAGACCTTTTAATCTAGCTGTTTCTTCCCACCATTTTAATAATGGTTGTTCTGGATCAACATCTATTTGAACACCATCTGGTAGTTCAGGCATTACCATTTCATACTTTTCAGGTGCTTGACCACTAATATCAGCTAATACTTCTTCTCTAATAGTTCCAGCTAACTCCTCAGTTCTTTGACCTAATTTTTTTTCTAATGCTTTGTAAGAAGCTCCAAGCTCCTCAACATTTACTTCATTAAGATCACTGTTCCAAAACTTTTCAGGAACATAAGATGGTATCTCTGTTTCTGTACTAGCTTCTGTATTTTCAGTTGATTGATCTTCACTCATTTACTGTACCTCTTTTTGATTTGCTTTTAATTAATCCCACTATCCATCTTTGTCCTTCTAAATGCCATAGCGTTTGGTCATTCATTTGTGGTGAACAAAATGCGTTGATGGTTAGTGATTCCAAATGTTCCAATACTTTTTTGCCATCAGGCTGATTAAAAACAGAAGCGTAAACTTTATCTATGTCTGTTGTTTCTGTTTTATTGGACTTCTTGGTTTGTAGTTTCTCCCAACTCATTTGGTTGGATATTAGCCTGTTGTTGTTGTGATTGCAACCTTGAAACTAGTTCTTGTTGTTCTTCCGCAGTTCTTACTAATTTTTCTGGTAAGTTCATTTTGTCTACTAAATATCTAGCTATTTCATCTTGTTTGACCACCATGTTCAACATTTGTGGGCCAAAAGTAGTTCCTAATATTTCAGAGAATCTCATTACATCTGCAATATCTTGTTGATGTTGTGCTTTAGATAATGGTGAAGTAGATACTACTTTTACTTCTCTGTCATTAACTGTTGGGATTTGAATCTTACCTTGTTTTGTTAATATTCTAATTACCCTTCTTAGTAAGGGTGTAACAAACTCTGATTGTAATCTTCCGAATGACGATCCTATTTGTCGTGATAGATCAGACATTCTTTCTGCTACTTCAGTAGCTGACATTGGTGTACCTTCAGGTCTACCTAATGTTTCCATGTATAAAGCCTTTTTAATATTTGCTCTCATATCTCCTAAGATTAACTGAGCTACATCAAACCTACCAGCTGCTGGTAGTGCTTGTAATCCTCTGCTGTTTGGTGCTACAGGGATTAGACTACCGGGCTGTAGTGCAATATTTTCTGGATTTATTACTCCATCATCTTCAAAAGTATAGATACCAGATATACTCATTTGAGCATTTTGTAAGATGAGTTCTACTGTTAAGTTTGTAGTTTTAATTGCAGCCATAGCATTAAATACTGGGCCACGACCATAAACTTCTCCTGATGCTTTATTCCATCTAAATGCAATATAAGGATTTGAACCTACTCCTTTTAGTTCTTTTTCTAAAATCATTTCTTGCATATCCATACAAACTACACAGTATTTATATATTTCTTCGTTAGGCTTATCGTAAACTTTAAAAACACCTTCTACTACTTTTGCTTTACTATGACCATCATCTGAAATTTTTTTTAACATTTCTGGCGACATTTCTGCTTTGGGGTATGCAGCCATAAGATGATTGTAATTAATGTATCTAGTTCTAAAGATTGTATCTATTTTATTATTTGGGCCATTGTTAAGCATTACTCTTGGTAAAGGTATTGCTTGGAAGTTTATTGGATTAAGGCTATCACCTTCTTCTACTAGAAGAACAGCTGTTCCAATAGCTAAGTCCATGAACGCCTCATGTACTTCTTGATTAAAGTTTGATCCACCTAATACTTCAAATACATATTCAGTAATAGCATCTAGTTGTTCATTAACTAATGGTATTGCTTCATCAGGTATTTCTGAACCAGCTTCAAAGTTTGCCCAACGCCCATAAGTTGGAACCATTCCAGCTTGTAGTCTTGAAGCAAACTCTTGAATACCTACTACAGCTGTTTCGTCAAATATTTTATCTGTTCTTCTTTCTCCTATTGTTTCTTCGTAAAAAGATTCTCTTTGAGGCATTGTATATTCATAGGCTTCTTCGTATTTATCTTTCCAATGATCGAAGATGTATTCAGCATCTCTAAACTTTTTTATAAAGGAAGCTACTCTAGGATCGTTGCCTGAGTATGGTGCATCATCTTGAGGATAAGGAATATATGGCATTAAAAGTTACCACTCGATTTCATTGTACCTAAAAATGTTTTTGCTGATGAAACTAGAAACTTTCTGTTAGGGCTACCACCTTCTCCACTTTTAGCTAATGCTTGAATCCTTTTCAAAGCCTTTTCATCACCTTTTTGTGCTTCATTAAAATCAGCACTCATTTCAGCACTAGTTGTAATATTTTCGCTTGTTTGATTTTTACTTGATGTAATTGTCTGATTGTCTACACCTTTTCTTGCACCTGACATATATTCTCCAACATACTTGCTATATGGTTTTTTACTAGCATAATATGCTGCACTAAAAAATGAAGGCATACCACTTAGTCCTGTAGCTATTGCTCCAGCTACTTGAGTAAATAGTTGTTGAGATTCATACATCTGTCTTGATAAAGGTATTGGTTCTCTTTTAGATGCTTGATATGCTTCTCTAGCTTGAGAAGTAAATGTTAAACCTTTATCTGTTTGAACTCCTGTAGTAAACGATCCATTTTTTTGCATAGTACCTAAACCTTGAGATGCTAGATATTCATTTCTAGCTTGTTGGTATTCACTACCATACATTTGATTTGAACTTGTAGTTGAAATAAAACCAGTAGGACTTGTTGATGCTCCAGTAACTGGCCCAGCTACTGTAGTTCTAATACCTAATTTTTGTTTTGCATATTCATCTGCTTTAATACCCTGTACTACTGCATTGGTTTTTGCAGATTTATTAGACATTCCACCTTTACTTGCAGAAGATCCTTTTTCACTACTCAAATTTCTTCTCCATCTCTAAAAAATCCTTGCATACCAGATTTAGAAAACAAACTTCTTGATCCTAGCATACCTTTTGCTTTTCTTTTTTTTGTTTTTATGTCAATAGCTTCTAATCTTGCTTTTTCTTCTTCTTCAAGTTTTTTCTTTCTTTCAATATCTTCTCGTAATGCTTTATCAGCTGGAGTTTCTTTGTATTTGGTTGATCCGAATAAGTTTCCCATTATAATTCTATTTCAGAATATCCTTCCTTTTTCAACGCACAATATAATTGATGTGGTGTAAATATCCACCATTTATTATAACCTATTATTCTTTGGACATAGCTTACACAGCTGTGTTCTTTAATCCATGATCCCATAAAGCTAGGAAAACCAGTCTTTCTTTTCTCCATATCTCCCTGTAAGACTACTCCATTTTTCATTCTAATCATTCTAAAGAACGCTTCAGCAGTATTATCATCTATTGTTTCTATTAATAATTGTCCAAATATATACTCTAATATTATCCAATGCTTACTTGTTGGATCATAACTAATAACACCACAATGTTTAAACCCTTTTTTAAATATCTTAGTGTGTCTATGACCATCTTCGTTTTCAAAGAAATAAACTAAAAACTTGATCTGCTTTGCCATACTGATTTTTTCTTTTTCTTGTCAAAAATATTCCAACCTCTAGTTTTAACAACTGCACTAGGGGTAGTTTTACCTACTGTAAGCTGTTTACCTTCTCCAGCACCCATTAACATATACTGTAAAGCATCATGGACATGAGAATATTTATTTTTATTTGGCTTTTCATCATAACGATCTCCTGATGTTTGGATTCTTCTGTAATGGTAGCCACCATTAAATCCTTTTTTAAGATTCACACAGCTATTGTTTAGTAAAAATCCAGACTTACCCTCTACTAACCTACTCAATGCTGTTTCTACGGCTTCTATACGCAGAGAAACATCATTACTTGGAGCTGGTCTAGCCCTGATTCCTTGTGCTCTCATAATTTGGAATGGAGTAGCTTCATCTGTCTGCACTCTAAAGTCTCCAGCTGGATCACCATAAATATCTATTGTTAATCCTTTGTATGTTTTTGCTATTTCGTGTTTAAGTAATTCAGTAAATCTAACAATACCCATATCAAAACAAACTAACTCCTGTAAGATTACCCATCTACCACTTGTTAGCTTCTGACCAAAGACAGCTGCTGGTGTCAAACCAAAGTCTACACCAATAAATACATCTGTAGGAAATGGTGTAATAGGTTCTTTACTAACATGGATATCTTCATTCCAACTTGGATAAACAGGTTTGCCTTCTTCTAGTGATCCTAGTCTGTTCATTACATAAACATCTATCCATCCTTTGGTTTTACCTTTGACTATGTTCTCATAGTAAGCATCTGTAATATATTTTTTGTTTTCACAGTCTGGATTACGTTCATATCCTGTAAGTTCACCCTTATCATTTTTTTTTTCTAATAATGCAGAAGGTTGTGTATGAAAACTCCAGTTATCTGGTTTAACTAACATTAATGCTTCTTCTCTGGATATATGATCTGGCACTGGTACATCACCAGCCATGACTGCCCACCAATGATCTTCTTCAGGTGCGTTGGTATCTGCTATAACTCCATACCATGATGCACCACCATCACGCATACTAGGGTATCTGCCTACACGCATAGTACAAGCATCAATAATTGACTTGGGTAATTCTCTTGCTTCGTTTACCCAGATACCAGTTAGTTCTAATGATAATAGTTTTTTAACATCTTCAGGTCTATCTAATGCAAGAAAGATAACTTCTAAGTCTGCATCACCAATAGTAATATGATGTGTGTAAGGAACTGACCATCTAAATGGCCCAAATGTATTTTCTGGAAACCAATCCAGCCATGTTTTAATTGTTGTAGTTTTTAATTGAGGGTTCGTGTTTCTGATAACAGCCCAACGAGATTTTCTTCTTCCGTCATTACCTTTAGACTGCTGAAGTGCCCTTCTAAATATTTCAATACAGCAAGCAACTGACTTACCGCTTCCAACTGGGCCTCGAAGTCCTCTAAAGAAATCGTCTGATTTAAGAAAGCCTCTAAGTGTTTGTCCATCTGGCTTATAATTGAACTCCATTATTTAACTTTGGCAATATGTTCAACTAAAAGTTTCTCCCTAACACTTGGCCCTAATGATTCAATCATCTTATCAGCCTCTTTATCAGTTAAGAACTCCTCTGGCAAGAATTTTAAATGTACCTTCTTAACTATTTTTCTTAATCTTTGTCTGTCTTGATACGATAGAGGAAACTGTTTTCTATTTTCTAAACTTACTTCATCATCAATATTGGTCATCAACACTTCCATTTCCGAAGGGCTAGTGCCTTCCTTGTTGGTCTACCCTTAGAATCTTTCATTGGGCCTTTTACTCCACCCATTCTAGCACAAAAACTTTTTCTTCTCTTAGCTGCTTTCGAACCTCGTTTAACTTTACCTGTTACTGGTGCTTTTAACTTAGAACCTGTAGTACGATTGAAGTGATCTCTACCAGCTTGGTTAAGTCCACCTGTAGGATTTTGATGTTTCTTAGCTACCATTAACTGAACTTCCTATAAGTAGCAGTTTTCTTTGCTATTTTTTTGGGTTGTTTAGATACTTGTTTACCTTGAGCCTTTGCTTTTCTTTTTGCTCTGGTACTAGCAGCATATTCTGCTGCACTTAATGCTTGAATTGCTTTTGTAGGTAGATATCTTTCGCCAGTATCACTAGATCGTTTACCAGATTTGGTTCTCCATTTCTGATTTGTCCATGCTTTTAAACTTCTTTGTGATCTGGCTAAAGCCATTACTTATATCCACCACCAGCTGCTTTATATCTTTTAGCTAACAACTGGGCTTTTCTTGCTGACCATTTACCAGCAGCAGTTCCTTGTACAGAACTAGCTTTTATACTGTTAAATAATCTTTTTCTCATGGCTGGCTTTGTATAATTGCCAGCCTGATTAACTTTACTTGCCATTACTTTTTCTTTGGCTTTTTCATACTCATTTTAACACCTTTTTTCATAGCGTCTTTCTTAGCTGCTCTCATTCCAGCAGCAGAATATGGGTATGTTTTTTTTCCGACCTTAGGCATTTGTTTGTTGCTCCATTATATCTGTTTTAAATTTAATGAAATCATCAACTGTTTTGTTGAGCATTTCTGTTCTGAATCTAAATAACTGTTCATTCTTTAACTCTAACCTTTCGAGCAAGAACTGAACTCGTTGTTCTAATTCAAAGTTCTGTTTTTTTAAGGCTTTGTTCTCTTTACGAGTAACTTCAACCTTCTTTTCTGATGGTGTCATAGCCATATACCCTTTCTATTAAAAATTTTTACAAACTTCAAATAAAAAATCCAGCTGGATCAACACCATGTCATAACCTGACTAGCTTGAACTATGTATAGTTCCTTTTTGAAGTGTTGTATCAGGAATATAATCAATAAATTAAAATAAACAATTCACATAAACTGTTCATTGACAGTATTGAATAAATAACATAAGAGCTTTGCCCAGATAACACTAGCTTTATCCGAACCTATTCATTAATTATCAGTAATAGAAATGCTTAATTTATTAAAAAATATTTTTAAAAAGCCCTCTGAACACCTTGAGGATGGAATAATGCAGTTCTGTAAGGCTGAATATGGTGATGATTGGCAATATGCCTATGTTTGCTATCAAAAAGACGGCAGATTCCCTACCTCAGTATCTATCAGAAGCTAAATATATTTCATGTTCATCCTTTTCAGGATGCCTTTTTCTCTGGATAATGTTTACCACATAGAAAATAATATCTATGATTTTCATTTATTCCGAAACTCCCCCATTCTTTACAATCTTTAACTGAACAAACTCTGTTCTGTACTTCCTGTTCTCTAGTCCAGCTAATGATTTGAACTAGGTTGAAGTACCTTTTTGACATCTAATGTTTGTTTAACACCTGTTCACTACTGAATCAAGCAGTTTTTAACCCCCACCCCCCTCTGTAGTGAACCTAGCACTGTGGTCTGCGTTTCAAACTATCCTAAGTCTATGTTGATCTTCAGTTGTCCTTCGACACTGTGTTGTACCTTGTCTGGGGTGCGTAGGCCTACCCTGTCAAGTACATCTTTACTAGCTTCTAATTGGACATACTCGCTCTTGGCACTGCCAGCTAAATGGACAAGTTTGTTTGACGCAACCACTGCGCCCAGTCCTAATGTTCTCGCACACTGATCCATCATGTATCTTTGTACCTTTGCTGTTCGTAGTGTTCGTGACGCCTGTACTCTACCACCATCTTTCGTTGAGTATCCAGCCTTTATTGATGCTTCTTTGATGCTACATCCTGTAGCTACGATAGTATCTACTAATCTTACTTGCTTGGGTGTTAGCCCATACTTTGCGACTGCTGACTTTTCTTTGTCGGTCAAACTCGTTTCTTGCGTAACCACCTCTTGTTAGTTATAGATAACAAAAATGTCTGTCAAGAAGAAAATGTAGACATTAAATATCTCATTGAATACACTACATTTATTTTTATCGTTTCATACTATATTTGAGAATGAAGCCAGCTTCAACCTCGCTTTGCGAGGATTCTCAAATCTATTATTACACTTAGTTCAGGACATATTTCGTTGGGGGTACGCAACCCCCAAACCCCCACTTATCTCGTAAAGGATATCTTAAATCCTTTAGAACCTAGCTAGAAAAACTAAGCAAAAATAATACGATAGACGGACAACTTGTCGTGGCTTTCGTTTATGTCGTTGGGGCCCCAACCCCAACGGTACACTTGGACAACAAGTGGTCGCAGTAACTGCCAAGCATCTATCGTATTATTTGTTGTTAGTTTGAGTAGTCATCAAGGCGTTATCATGGAGATAACACCATATAACAATATTATAAAATATATAATAAATATAAATTATAATATCTTAAATAGGAGAACAATATGACTACAATAGAACAAAAAGAAACTGAAGTATTAGCAACTATCAGAACTAATAAACAAGCATCATTAAATACTGAATACAAAGATATGTTGAAGTTTGATGATTTATTCAATACTAAATGTGAACTTGGTTCTGAGATCAGACGACTAGATTACAGAATTAAGAACCAACAATCATTGATGGATAAAAAAGCACTTGAGTATCAAAAACTAAGAGATATCAATGGTTCTAATATCAACTCAGTTAAGGCATCATTTCAAGGTCAAGAAACATTTGCTAACCAATTACAAAGAATTGAATGGTCAGTGGAAAGAATGCAATACACCCTTGAATTACTAGAAACCAAGCGTCAAGCGACTGTTGATTTTTACGAACAACATATTGAAAAATATGTTCCTTACTCATCAGGACAAGTTAAAAACCTTGAAAAACTTAATGAAGAAAATACTAAGGGCAAACAATGGTTATCTGAGAATATCTCAAAATTAGATCCTATTATTGAGGGAAGCGAAGCTATACCAGCTATTATTGAATAATATTTCTTCTTAATTAATAACATTTCATCCAAAGGGGATAAACCCCTTTGGTTCTGGATAGCGATCCAGAAAAAAAAATTGGCTCGCATCCGCTCGCCATTAGATTAAACCGAAAGGAGTAAATTAAATGATTACTACACATATGATATATATGTTATTATTAGGAGCATGGAGTGGAGCTATTTATGCAATACTAGAACTTCATGTTATAAAACCAATATTGGAAAGGAATATAGATGAATAGTAAAGAAAAATTAGCTGAACAGCTAAAAGCATTCCAAGCCGTAGAATTTGAATTAAAGAATAATAATGAAGGCATGGATGTAAAAACAGTAGATCATTATTATAAATGGATTACTGATGTTATTAAAATAGTAGAACATGCAATTAAAAAAGAAGATGAGTTTGAATTAATTAAAGAAAAATTAATTTCAAAAGAAGGGGATTTAGTATTCCCATTTGTTGAAAGGACAAAGTAAATGATTAAATGGACTTTAAGATTAGCACCGAAAATTGCTAAGAGTATTGCTACAACAGTAGTATACAAATATGCAAAAGATAGAGCCGTATGGTACTATCATAATGCAATTAATCCTAAGTATTCAGAAACTATGATGAATTTATATAGGGTTAATAAAATGGAACAACAAATGAATCGTGCTGAAGCATTTGGTGTAACCAAAAGAGTATTCCATGTATCACCAGAAGGTTATGTATATGATGCTAGAACTGGTGCAGTATATGGAAACATAGATGAACCGAGTTTCAATAAATATGAACATGATAAAAAGTTCGAACAAGAAAAAAGAGAAGAAGGAGATGTAGCATGGACTTAGAACAAAAGAATATTAACCAAAAAATACATAATGTTCTTGTTAAAAACATTGATTTTCAAAAATCTCAAATAGAAGTTGATAAGAAATTCAATGAAAGACTAGCTAGAGTAGAGAAAAAACTACTACAGTTACAAGCTAAAATCGAGTTAAAGGAGATAATAGATGGGCAAAGTAAAACAGATGTATGAAGATAAAAAAACCGAACTAGAAGAAACTACTAGTAATTTAGAAGATGAACGTAGAAAACTAGAAGGTTCTTATATGATCTTAAATGCTGTAAGCAAATCTAAAATAGTACAAGGATCTAACTTAGATTCAGCTATTTACTATTTAGATAAGGTCATCAAAGAATGTGATATCGCTATTGATATCAATTATGCTGAGCTAGATGATAACCCACTAACTACCATCTAGCTCTATAAGAGGAAAGGACTTATATATGAACAGAGTAATAGAATCTCAAAAGGAAATCAATTCACTTTTATTTTTTCCTGTTGAAGAAATGCCTATTTATAACCAGCAAGGTGAACTCATCAAAGGTTATAAACAGCTAAGAAACGCTGATACAGATCAATTATTATCTGTACAAAAACAATCATATCAGGTGCTTACAAATGAAGAATGTTTAGTAAAAACAGTAACTTATTTGGATAAGCATTTTGATACTGATGGTATGATTGTACAATCTAAATCAGCTCCAGATGGTACTGTAATCAGATATGACTTTACATTACCAAAATATCAAGAACCATTTAAAGATAGCCGTATCATGCTAAAAGCATCTATGTTTAATAGTTTGAATGGTACTAGATCATTTATATTAATTATTAGTTATGTTTATGAAATATGTACTAATGGCTTAGGCCATAACTTATGGGATATACATATCTCTAAAAGACATAGCAGTAAGAAAGAACTTGTATTAGGTACAGATGCAAAGCAATTAAATAATTTGCATGATGTAACAATATACATGGATAAATGGTCAAAGACTTTAATGACTGATATTGATATTGATTTAGAAACAAATAGATTATGTTTTCAACCAACACATAGAGATAAAAGTCATGTAAATCAACAATGTAAGAAATATATACTTGACCAATATGATTCATACTCTAAAAGATATGGTCAAAATTTATTTAGTGCATATCAAGCATGGACACACTGGGCAACACATTACCCAAGTGCATCTATCAACACAGTGTATGATAGACAACGTAAAGTTGCTGGTATGAAAGTATTAAATTAATAAGTTTAGAATTGCCTGTTGGTAATTCTTTAGGCTAAGGTAGTGCCGAAGGGAGTATAAACATGAGAATATCTGTTTTTCCTAAAACTACCTACAAGTTTCGCTGAGCGAGAGGATGTCGGTATAAGTAGCTTGATCTCTACTAATGCAGATATGATAGTGCCGATCTGCACATCCTCAAAGTTTCACGTTAGGGAGTAGCTCTCCCTTTCAGGCTGACTGAATAACGTTTCAACAGAGGCGTAAGGTACACCTAAGATGAAGTATGGGCAAATGCCTGAGGTACTCAAGGGTGGTTGTGAGTAGGCATAGAGCAAAATTCTATCTGTAGCTGAAAACTTGTGGGTGATAAAATAATCCCACGCCTTTAGTGAATTGACTTTTATTCATGTACCAAGATGATGGTTATTGAATAGATATACCTAAGGCAAGGTAGTTGCCGTAATGAGATATCATCCTTGCCTTTCGTGTAAAAAAATAATACTTCTTGAATATGGAATATGCTCTTGGTAAGAAATTTTTTAAAAAGGTCATTCCTCAATTCGTAGAAGCAAGAAATAAAAAAGGTATTACACAAGCTAATCTTGATGACATATTAGGAGTAGCTAAAGGTCTAGTATCTAAATGGGAAGTCGGTATTAGAAAACCGAGTGGCTATTTATTTTGTTGCTGGGCTGATGCATTAGATTGTGATATTGTATTAGAATTGAGGAAAGATGAGAATAATATATCAGGATAAAAAATTATATATCTCATTAACTAAAGATGAGATTAATAATATTAATAAAAACGTAGGATCACCTACACAAATACATATAGGTAATTTAAAAGTTTTACATGAAGATGTAAATAAAGCTGTTTTTGAAAACTGGAAGGATTTGATAAATGCAGAATATCAATGAACTACTACAAAAAATAGCTAAACAACTAGAAAATAGTAATCTCTCTCCAATGGAGCGTAAGCAAAAGAAGAAAGAGTTTATTACTAAACTAGGTTATCGTTATTTGAATCATAATAAAGCTAAGTGGTTTGACTACTTGTATAATTCAAAAAAGGTAGCCGAAAACAAAATTGTATATTACGAAGCAGAGTTATTATACAATAGATACAGAGAGGAAATAGACAAATGGAAGGACTACAAACACAAGGAAAGACTAAAGAGTTTCAGGTCTTAAAAACTATTGGTGGCAGTGATGCTAACAATATTGTTCTTGGTACTTATGCTCAATGGCGTAAGATTGTTGAAGATAAGATCAATCAAGTAACTACTGATCTATCTGATGTATTGCCTGTACAAATGGGCATAGCAACCGAACAGTTAAACCGACATTGGTTTACTAAAGTAACTGGATTACCAGTTCATACTTCTAATAATATATGGACTAATCCAGATAAACCATATGCTCATGCTAGAGTAGATGGACTAATTCATTCAAATGAAAAAGGAGATAGAGAAGGCGAAGAAGCTATCTTTGAAGCTAAGCATACTAATCCTTTTAAACCTGTAACAGATCAAGTACAGAAATACTATGGTCAGTTACAACATTACATGAATGTATTAGATTTTAATCAATCATATTTATCAATATTTTCTGGTAACATGAATCATCATATTTTTAAAGTCGATAGAGATGATAAATATATTACTGATTTAGTATTAGCAGAAAAGTATTTGTATTTATGTATTAAAGATAAAACAATACCACACCATGATTGGTATGAGGATTATCAAAAGAAACGTAAAACACAATACTTAGTAGAGGAGATATCATGACTTATCCAAATAGTGCTGGTTATACTAATAAAACTACTAGTAAAGAAGCAGCCGACAAAATCAATATGCAATATCCAAGACAGAGATATGCTATTGAAGATGTATTTAAATTTGGTCCAATGAATACATATACATCTGATGAAGTAGCAGACCAAATAAAACAAAACTTAATTAGTGTAAGAGCAAGAATAACAGAGCTATCAATATTAGGTGTATTACAAGATTCTGGTGAACGAAGAAAAAACAAGAATAATAGAAATGTTATAGCTTGGATTCACAAGGATAAATTAAATAAAAAGAAGGAGTTATATTTTAAATGAGTGAAACAGTAAAGACTAACAAAGAAATCTGGAATCTAATGAAAGTTACTGATCCTAGATTCACGAAAGAAGTTACTTTCGGTAGAGGATTTACCAGTATTGATCCAATGTATCAGATTGGTAAAATGACAGAAATCTTTGGCCCAGTAGGTCATGGATGGGGATACAATGTACAGTATCATTATGCTGACACATACATAGCCGCTGAGGTTAAAGTATGGACACATGACAAGAAACATTGTTATGGCCCTGTATGTTCTATGTTACCTCTTGCAAACAGTAAAGGTAAGTTTGATGATGAAGCTGGTAAGAAAGTTATGACTGATGCACTAACAAAAGCATTTAGTCATCTTGGTATGTCAGCTGATGTATTCATGGGCTTGTTCGAAAGCAGTAAGTATGTTGAGCAAGTCAAAAAAGATTTAGGTATCGGTACTGATAAAGTAAAAAAGATATCCTAAGCCAGTTGGGCCTTGACAGTTCTTCGCAAAATGTGGGGGATGGTGTTGTCAATGTGCCCATATGGTAGTCTTGCATCATCCCCCTTTATATAAACTTAACCTATTCCTATTTTGGAATAGGTAACCTGTTCCTGTTTTGGAATAGGTACTATTAAAATGAATCATGTTACTGAATTAACTAAAGAAAGTTTTATTATTGAATCGTGCATTACTTGTAACCGAAAATATACAAGAGCTATGATGATAAAAAATAAAACAGAATATAAATGTATAGTTTGCAATAACAGAAAGGAAAGAAATGAGAACAATGCCTGATATGTGTTACCATGATATATGTATTTCATTAGTAGAAAATTATGATGGTGATAATCATTACGAAATATGTCATAATGTATACAAAGGAATCCCTTGGTACAAAAAGTTAATGTATCTAACATTCTTTGGAAGATCATATTTAGATAGTGTGATTGATGAATGTGTCAGAGAGCGACACGACGATTTACGATAGTGAGAAAGGAGATAAATATGAACTCATTTCATATTTTATTTATTCGTTTATTTGAGTATCTAGATGATTCTGAATTTATTAAAAATCTAGAACTAAAACCTCAAATAAGAGAAATAATACATTCAAATGAACATCAAATTAGAATGGTTTTAGAAGATTCTAATGATGATAGATATTTTATGGATATAACTAAAATACCAGAAGAACATCTTAAAAAAAATAGGAGTTAAAGATGACAATAAATAAAGCAATACTTCTTGGTAATCTGGGTGCTGATCCAGAGATCAAGATAACTACAACCGAATCTAAGTTTGCTAGATTGAACCTAGCTACTAATGAAAGATTCAAAAACAAGGATGGCGAACTACAGGAGAAAACACAATGGCACAATGTTGTTGTATTTGATCCTATGATTGCCGACACAGTAGAAAAATACTGTAAGAAAGGTCAGACACTTTACATTGAAGGTCAGATCGAAACCAGAAAGTATGAACAAGATGGTGTAACTAAGTACACTACAGAGATTGTTATTGCCAAATATAAAGGGATGCTTAAAATGGTAGGCAGACCAGAGGGTTCTGGCAAAACAGAAGATGCTAAAGTATCAAAATCTTCAGATGATGATGCAGCAGATATTCCTTTCTAGATTAATACTTAATCATACAGGGGATCTTGAAAGTACCCCCTGTATGCCTCTTAAAACGCTATTTTTTCCAGTTCTCAGCGATCTTTTCACCACTTCTACCAGCAATATACCCACCAACACCGATTGTTAGCAAATTCCACATAGGATCAGGTATTGACAGCTCGACTGCCGTACCGAATATTATGTTAGCAAATGGCATTAATATATAATTATTAAAAATTACTATAATACAGATCCACATCAGCGCTGGTCGCCAAGTTGCAGTAAGCCAATGCTTACTACTTGCTTCAGCTTTAATGATTGAAGCTGCACTTTGTAATTCTTTGCTATTATTATCTAGCATTTGAGATGTTATTTGAGATTTAAGTTTCTCTGCTAAGTCTTTATCTTCTACTGACTTATCTACAACACCTAAAGCTATCTTAGCAATAGGGCCTATAGCTCCTAATAAGTTTAACATTAGCTAAACAATAACATTGCTAATAGTACACCAGCAGCTATTACCCAAACTTTATATTCAGTTAATAGTGGCTTAAATTTAGCCCACATATCTTTAATCATATCCATGTTCACTCCTTATAAATAAATATTACCATCCCATGATCCACTTTTTTTCAGAACCATAGGAACAATGTAAGGTACACCTTCTGTAATAACTCCACAAGATAATACTGGTTTTGATAAATTTACTTTCATATACGCCATAGCTAGTGATTTCTTATCTACAAGACATCCTACAGACATTCCCCAGTTTAAATTAAAATCATTAGCCACATACTTTATCTCTGATACTGTATGAAAATGACCCTGTACACAGCTTTGAGAAGTTTCTCTAACAGCTTTTGCTATATCCCTACAGAACTGATGTGCAAAACAAATTCTTCCTTTTTCAGTTTCAATAATATGTTTCTCTTTCCATACCCACCCTTTCCCTACTTCAAGTATTTCATTGTAATCTTTAATAAAGTATTTGGACATACCCTTTGCCATGGCTCGTCTAAGCACCATAGAACCATGATTAGATTCTAGTAATACCATTTTAGGAAAAATTTTTTCTAGCTGTTTACATAAGGAACGACCACCAAGTAACTCGTCAGCTGGTGAAGGTAAATCTGGATTAATAACATGACTTACATTAATGGAGTGCCAATCCATTTCATCCCCTATATGTACAACTGTGTCTGGTTTGTATTGCTTATTTAATTTACTTAGGAAGGGAAATAGTGATTCGTGATGATACGGAAAATGACAATCACTTATAACCAATATTCGTTTTGACACGAATTTAGATTAATTAAAATTATGTGGTTTGTATAGTCTTACTTGTACAAAAACCTGTGCTATAAAGATCAGTCAAATGACTAATACTCATCCTAATACGAGTAACTTCTTGTTTACATTCTTCTACAGTATCAAACTGATGTTTTGTTATTTCTTTAATACAAGTATCTTCTAATGAAATATTAGTATCCTGTAGACAGAATACCATAATAAGAAATATTTTTGTCATTTTAGACCTACAAGGTCTTTAAAGAATATAGTAATTGCTACTATTAATCCACCAAATATAGCTATAGCTTTAATACCACCAGTACCCATATTCATTCTTTTTTTTAATTCTTCAATGTCTTCCTTATTTTTTACTAAATCCTCATGCATAGAATCTAACTTTTGTTCGATCTTTGCTAATTTTGAGGGTATATCCATTTTATTTTGCCATTGCGTCTTGGTCTAATAACCAAGATATTCTATCTAGCTGTTTACGCATCTTATCGTAGTCTTTGTGCATCTCCATAATCCTAGTCATATCTCTTTCATTGTTAGCTATACGACTATCCATCTTAGAGATAAACCATACAAGCGATACTGATTGCACTGCTATCGCCATGATGATGCCTATGGTTTTACTGTCTATGTTCATTAGACACTCTGTTGTTCAGCTTGAAACGCAGTCCAAGCATCTTTAACTGCCTGTGTCCAAACAGCATTACATACTGTTTGTACTTCTGCATCTTCGCCTGTAATATCTTGGTGTGGGTGAACGACATGTCTGTGTCTGCTTCTTGATAACTCTACTCCATCTTCTTTGATGACTGTATCAGTAGCAATTTGCACAGCTTTGTATTCGCCTACGACTTCGATTTTAGCGATTTGTGTTTCTTTTGTTATTGCCATTTTTTACTCCTATGTAGTTTGATATGTTACTGAAAATGAAAAATATTTTGGTGAACCAGCAGTGGCAGTTGCTTCTTGTTTATTGACACAATCAAAAATATACATACCTGTTGAACCATATCCCCACATGGAAGCACCATTGTTAGTCCAAGTATTTGCACCCACAGTTCCTGATATATATACTCCTGATTTTGATGCAAAAGGAAAATTAGATATTTCAGCAGAAACAGCAGTTGATGTAAATCCCCACCTGTGTCCATAACAAGTAACAATATCTCCCACCTTTACATAAAATCCAACATTAGTACCCCCTGAAGCACCATTGTAAGTAGGTGTCCAAGTACCTTCCTCATAATCATCTAAGGCATCTGTACTACCACCTAAATATATTCCACCTGCTAAATATGCATTTCTAAATCTCACTG